CAGAAGAGGCAATCGAGGACAACTTGTATGACAGCTTATCGGCTCGTTATACCAAGGCTTTGGCTCGTGCTATGGCGTACACCAAGCAGGTTAAAGCTGCTGCTGTGTTAAACAACGGCTTCACTAACTCTGCCGCTTATTACGGTGGTGACGGTGTACCTTTGTTTGCGACAAACCATCCTTTGGTTTCTGGTGGCACAAACAGCAACACTCAATCTACTCCTGCGGATTTGAACGAGACTTCTTTGGAAGCCGCCGTTATTCAAATCGCTGCTTGGACTGATGAGCGTAGTTTGTTAATCGCTGCTAAACCTAAGAAATTGATTGTTCCACCTGCACTACAGTTCGTTGCAACTCGTTTGCTCGAAACTCAACTGCGTGTTGGCACAACCGATAACGACATCAACGCTATCGTAAACAATGGTTCGATCCCAGATGGTTATTCAGTTAATAACTACCTGACCGATCCAAATGCTTACTTCCTCTGCACTGACGTTCCAAACGGTATGAAGCATTTCGTTCGTACTCCTTTGAGCAACAGCATGGACGGAGACTTCGATACTGGTAACGTTCGTTACAAGTCTCGTGAGCGTTATAGCTTCGGTTGGTCTGATCCTCTCGGTATGTGGGGTTCACAAGGCGCTTAATTGTGCTAAAAAAGGGGAGCCAAAAACTCCCCTTTTTTATTTGTTTGTAGTAAGATTATTAAAACTGGGAAACCAGCTTATTAAACTGTCCCAGCAGACGCATACACGATTAATAGGCTTACTTTGTATGGAGAATTACTATGGGTTTTGCTACTCACTTAGGTCCTTGGCTACTTGGAACCGTTAAAAACACCACTGGCACTACTGCTGGTACTATTCGTAACACAGGCTGCACAGTTGTATCTCAATCTGCTCCTGTAGCATTTGGCACTTTGACTGGTAATCTAATTACCGTCCCTGCTGGCTCACAGATTGTTGATATTAAGGTTGTTACTACAACTGTATTTAGCGCGGCAACTACTGCAAAATTAAGCATTGGTGGTACTGACTTTACAACTACTGGCACTGTTACCAGCGTTGGTAGCGTGGCATTAGGCGCTAATGCAACTACTCCTGGTGGCTGGTTAAATGTTGGCTCTACTGACGCTACTATTACCTACACATTGGCTGGTGCTGGTTTGACTACTGGGGCAGCAACAATCATCGTTACCTATGCAGTTCGTAACTCTGATGGCGGTCAGTTCCAAACTACGTTTAATAATTAATCTAGCGGGTTAGGGAAAACCCTAACCCCCTTTAACTTTTGGAGATTAATTATGACGATGCAATCAGATGTAAGCTCAGTTCATGCAACTAGCTCTGGGGTTGTTGTCAATTACAGAACTCGTCTAAAAGGCGCTGTAATTTCGGCTAATACAACCGCAGCAACTAGACACGCTATTTTTGCAAATAATGTAGCCCAAACTGGGACCTATAACATTCCAGGGTCAACCACTTGTACTGTAACCATTACTAATCATGGTTTAACGACTGGCGACCGTGTTTGGCTAGACTTTACGACTGGCACTGGCCCAGATAACATTTACTCTGTAACTGTGACTGGAGATGATACATTTACTGTAACTACAACGTCTTTAACGACAAGTGGAAACGTTTCTTTGTATGCCCAAGTTTTAATGGAAGCTGATGCCTATAACCCAACAGCCTTTACTATTAATGTTCCAGGACAAGGAATTATTGCTAAAAATGGAATCTTTATTGGTTTAGTGGCTAACGTAACTGCAACAGTATTCTACGGATAAAAAATGTCAGAAGAACTAAGAGCTGAGGCTTCATTTAGTTTAGCGGGTAGGAAGATCATGATTGGTCTTCCTGCTTATGACTTTAAAGTTTCGGTAAAACTAGCCATATCTTTGGCTCAGTTTGCCGTAGAAGCGCCTAAACACGGGGTCGATATTCAGATCTGCAATATTTCTGGATGCTCCGTTGTTTCCCGTGTACGCAACCTGATCGCTAAGGACTTCCTTGCTTCAGACTGCACGGACTTGATGTTTATTGATTCCGACATTACGTTTGACCCGCAAGACATCTTCCGCCTAATGGCATGGAATACAAACCCCAAAATAGGTATTGTTGGTGGCGTTCCAGTAGCCCGTAAAAAGGGAAGTGTCTATATTTCTACGTTAGATCAAGATACTGACGGTGGAATCTACATGAATTCGTATGGTTTAGTTAAGGCTAAGCGTATTGCTACAGCCTTTATGCTGATCCGTAAAGACGTATTTGAGACCCTTAGGGACAACCATCCTGAGTGGCGTTACCACGATGACCGTGTAGTAGACGGACATCCAGACAAGTTTTGCTACTCATTCTTTGACTTTAAATCTACTCCAGAAGGTTATGTAGGCGAGGACTATACGTTCTGTGACCGTGCTGGTGAGCATGGCTATGAAGTATGGATTGATCCTACGATTAAGCTAGGCCATTTAGGAATGACTGAGTTTGAGGGTTCATTTGGTGAAGAGTTTCTTTATCCACTTATTCGTTCAGTAGACTCTAAAAAGGATGCTGCGTAATGGCTACCAAGAAAAAAGGGGTGTCTCTTGCGATTGGTCGTGGTGAAAAGCTGCCTGTATCTAAGGGTGCTGGGCTTACCGCCAAAGGTCGTGCTAAATATAATGCAGCTACTGGCTCGAATCTAAAGGCTCCACAGCCACAAGGTGGCGCTCGTAAGAAGTCATTTTGCGCTCGTATGTCTGGTATGCCAGGCCCAATGAAGGACGAAAATGGCAAGCCTACTAGAAAGGCTGCCTCTCTAAAGAGGTGGAAATGCTAAATATGATGGAACTCTGGACTGGTGGGCTGACCATATTTATGGCATTAATTGGCTATATCATGCACGAAAAGTTCAATGAACTTGGTCGTATTAGCATTTTATTAAACAAAACAAGAGAAGAGGTGGCTCGTGATAACGTTACTAAAGCAGAAGTTGACCGCATTATGGAACACATTGATTCAAGGTTTAACAAACTTGAAGTCAAAATTGACCAGCTTATTCAAAGGTAAGTAATGCCAAGCGTATCAAAAAAGCAACACAATTTCATGGCGGCTGTGGCTAATAACCCAAAGTTTGCCAAAAAAGCAGGTGTGTCTTCCTCCGTAGGGAAGGAATTTTTAACTGCCGACAAAGGCAAAACATTTAAAGAAGGCGGAACCATGAAAAAGTCAAACCCATTTATGGAAATGATTGCAAAGAAAAAAGAAGCTGCAGCTAAGAAAGACGCCCCAGCTAAAAAAATGGCTGCAGGCGGTAAAGCTCACTCAGACATGGCTAAAGACAAGCCAATGATGAAAAAAGTAGCAGCCAAAGCTGTTAAAGGTCATGAGAAGAAAATGCACGGCATGGCTCGTGGCGGTGGTGTTGAGATCAAAGGTAAGACCAAAGGCACAATGATTAAGATGACTAAAGGCGGAAGCTGCTAACCATGGAAAAGTCACCAGACCAAATCGTAGCGGACATTGACCGCAAACAAAACGAAGAAGACCGGGATTTGATTCCTCGTGCTGGGCGTATGCTAAAAGAAAAGTTTATGGAGCTTATGACTAGTAAGCCAAAAGGCGAAAAGGAAAAAAAGCCAGTTAGCAAAGCTAAAGGTGGTTCAGTATCTTCCGCTTCTAAACGTGCTGATGGCTGCGCTATTCGTGGAAAGACAAGAGCCTAATCATGGTTAAGCCTGTACAACCTTCTAATCCAAGTAGCGGCGATGGGAGTGAGAAATACACTCCTAAAGAGAAGCGTGGGCCAAGTGAATTTGATAAAGCACTTGAGAAAGAGAAGGCTGAGCGGGCTAGGGAAGAAATTAGGAAGATGTCCGAAGAAACACGGGCAAAAAAAGATGCTGAGCGTTCGCGAACCTACACTGAAAGACTGCAGGATATGGGCAGATTGCCTAAGCCTAGCGGCGGTGCTGGTGGTGATCTTAGTGGTATGAAAGGTTTAGACAAACCGTTTAAAGCTGGTGGCAAGGTGTCTAGTGCCTCTAAACGGGCCGATGGCTGTGCTATTAGAGGAAAGACACGAGCATGAACTATATTAAAAATCTTGGCAATGTAGCTAAGACACTAGCTGGTGTTTCAATTATCCCCGGCGTATCTGATTCAGTTAATAAGTTTGTAGATAATGTTACTGGCAGCGGGGATAAAGAACGAGACGAAAAGATCAAAGCTTTAGAAGCTGAAGTAGCTGCTGGTCGTAAGACTAAAGCTCAAGCTCAGACTGAAGCAGGGATGAAAAAGGGCGGTAAGGTGTCGTCAGCATCTAAACGGGCCGATGGTTGTGCTATTAGAGGGAAGACAAGAGCATGAGACCAAGCAGAGGCATGGGCGCCATAATGCCCACCAAAATGGGCAAAGGGGTTAAAAAAGCCCGTAGGGATGATACCGATTTTACCCAGTATAAAGAGGGTGGTAAGGTTAACGCCGCGGGTAACTATACTAAGCCTAGCCTTCGTAAGCGGATTGTGTCACAAGTTAAAGCAGCTGCAACACATGGCACTGGCGCAGGTCAGTGGTCGGCTCGTAAAGCCCAATTGGTAGCTAAAAAATATAAGGCGGCTGGCGGTGGTTATAAATGACTGGATTAGCAAAATCACAACGTTCTTTAAAGGCTTGGGGCGACCAAAAGTGGACAACCAAGTCAGGAAAGAAGTCGTCCGAAACAGGCGAGCGGTACCTGCCAAAAAAAGCAATCGAGTCGTTAAGCCCGCAGGAGTACGCAGCAACAACACGAGCAAAACGAGCGGGCAAAGCACAAGGAAAGCAGTTCGTGCCCCAGCCAGCAAAAGTAAAAGCAAAAGTAAAGCCGTACCGAAAGGTTAAGTAATGAGCACAACTGGCACAACCGCGTTTAATTTAGAAATGAATGACCTCATTGAGGAGGCGTTTGAACGCTGTGGGCAAGAGCTACGTACTGGATATGACTTCCGTACTGCACGGCGGTCCCTTAACCTATTAACTATTGAGTGGGCAAACCGAGGCATTAACCTGTGGACAGTTGAGCAGGGGCAGATTGTGATGAACACCCAGCAAGCTATTTATGCCTTACCTGTTGATACTATTGATATTTTAGATGCTGTTACTCGTACTAATAACGGTGTGCAGTCAAATCAAACGGACATTAACTTAAGCCGTATTGCAGAGCCAACTTATATTACGATCCCAAACAAAAATGCCAACGGCAGGCCCATTCAAATGTGGGTTAACCGTCAAAGTGGTGGCGTTGCAGCAATACCGCAAACAACAGTTGCGGCGGGCAATCCAATTAGTTCTGCAGATCAAACAACTATTACTTTAACTAGTGTAGCTAATTTACCTACTCAGGGCTTTGTAAACATTGATAACGAGACAATTGGGTACCAGAACATTGTAGGAAACCAGATTATTAACGCATGGCGTGGGCAGAACGGTACTATTGCTACAACTCATGCCGCTGGCGCTAACGTGTTTAACAACCAGCTTCCATGTATTAATGTCTGGCCTACACCTAACCCACCTGGAAATCAGTACACATTGGTGTATTACCGCATGCGCCGTATTCAAGATGGCGGTAGTGGTGTGCGTACACAGGATATTCCATTCCGTTTTATACCGTGCATGGTAGCCGGGTTAGCAAGCCATTTAAGTATGAAACTTGCTGGGGTTGATCCTAATCGAGTTATAGCTTTAAAAGCAGATTATGAACAACAGTTCCAATTAGCTGCAGACGAAGATAGGGAGAAAGCCTCTGTTCGTTTTGTGCCCCGCAACATGTTTTATTCATAATGCCGAATAAGTTTTCTTCTGGTAAGTATGCAATTGCCGAATGTGATCGGTGTGGGCAGCGCTACAAGCTAAAAGAACTTAAAAAGCTAGTAATTAAAACTAAGCAGGTTAGTATTAAAGTATGTAAAGAGTGTTGGGAACCAGACCAGCCGCAGTTGCAGTTAGGTATGTACCCAGTTAATGACCCACAAGCAGTACGGGAGCCAAGACCAGATATAAGTTATCAAGTGTCAGGGCAAAGTGGGTTACAAATAGTAGATAACAACAGTAATTCTGTTGATGCATTTGGGTACCCGGAAGGTGGTAGTAGGATTTTTCAGTGGGGATGGAACCCCGTTGGCGGGGCTAGAGATGATGGGTTAACCCCTAACGATCTAGCACCAGAATGTCAGGTAGGCAGCGTAACTGTAACAATAACTTAGGAGTAGAACATGTTTAAAAAAGACGCAGATGGTATAGCTAAAAAAGGCAAAACCGAAGGTAAAAACCTGGGAGATAGCGGTCCATCAGTATTGGGCATGAAATCAAAGCCAAAGATGGGCGGCAAAGACCAAAACGTAATGAAAAAAATTGGGCGCAATCTTGCCAAGGTTCAAAATCAAGGCATGCGTAAATCCGCTGGACGAGGCCGATAATGGCTAAATTTTCAAAAAAGGTTATGGGCAAAGAGGTTGGCGATGCTAAACTTTATGCTGAGCCTCATGATATGAAGGGGAAAGTTGTGGACCATAAAGAACCAAGCACTATTAAACGTGACCCAAATTCGCTGTCAGCTAAAGAAGTAACACCTAAAACAGGAGCTGCACGTGTTAGCGCAGGTGATCCAAACCGCGATGATGCCAAAACTACTGGCATTAAGATTCGTGGTACAGGCGCAGCAACTAAGGGTGTTATGGCTAGAGGACCGATGGCGTAATGAATTACACGCAATTAACCGCCGCAATTAAAGGTTTTGCTGAGAACGACTTCCCAGCGACTGTAGGCGCTTTTACGTCTCCAGAGCAGATTGCTCGTTTTGTACAGCTTGCTGAGCAAAGTATCTTTAATACGGTGCAGATGCCTGCATTCCGTAAAAATGTAACGGGTAATGTAACTAGCGGGAATAAGTACCTAGCTACTCCTCCAGATTGGTTGGCTACTTTTAGCCTTGCGGTGATTAATGCGGCGAATGAGTATCACTACCTTTTGAACAAAGACGTGAACTATATCCGTGAAGCTTACCCCGATACGGATGCTGCGTTCTACGGTGAGCCTCGTTATTACGCTGTATTTGACGATAATACCTTTATCATGGGGCCAACCCCAGATGCTAGCTATGCGATGGAGCTGCATTATTTCTATTATCCAGAGTCTATTGTGACTGCTGGAACGTCTTGGCTAGGCAATAACTTTGATTCTGTACTTTTATATGGTGCGCTTTTAGAAGCAGCTAATTTTATGAAGTCAGACGGAGATACAGTAAATCTGTACAAAGCTCGTTACGATAGGGCAATGGCAGAACTCAAACAATTAGGTGATGCTAAAGAGCGTCAAGATGCTTACCGTAGTGGACAAGTGAGGTATCCAGTAAGATGATTAGCGTACAAGGTTTAGGCGAATCCAGCGGGATTCAAGTATTTACAAAAGACCATGGCGGTTTTACCCCAGAGGAAATCGCTGAACGGGCATTAGACAAAATTATTCAGGTAGGGGATCAGTCTCATCCCTTGGTTCGAGAGCAGGCAATTGCTTTTCGTAACCATATTCGGGAAGTGCTGGTCTTTTATATGAATGAAGCGGTAAAATTTGATCGTGTAACACTAGCTTATAAGCTACGGGAAGCTGGTCATCCTGAATTAATTAAACTTTTAGAGGAGTAAATCATGGCATTTACAGGCAACTTTATGTGTACCAGCTTCAAGCAACAGATCTTGCAAGCTGCTCACGATTTCACAGCATCAACTGGCGATACCTTCAAACTAGCCATGTATGACAACTCGGCATCTTTTACGGCTGCTACAACTGCGTACACAGCTACTAACGAAGTTGCTAACTCAGGTACGTATTCTGCTGGTGGCGGTACTTTAACCAATGTAACCCCTACTTCTTCAGGTACAACTGCGTTTACTGACTTTGCTGATTTGTCGTTTACATCTGCAACGATTACTGCGTTTGGTGCATTGATTTATAACACCACCCCAACATCAGGATCAGGTCTTACAAATCCAACCGTTTGCGTACTAGACTTTGGCGGTGCTAAGACATCGACCAGCGGTACATTTACGATTGTTTTTCCAACAGCAGACGCAAGCAACGCAATTATCCGTATAGCCTAGGAATGGTTAGGTGCCAACTTATTCGGGCTGGGGAAGCGGTGCGTGGAGTGGCGGACCGTGGGGCGAAGACTACTCTGACATAGAAGTCCCGCTTGGTGGCTGGAGTTATGGCGGCTGGGGTGAAAGCCCTTGGGGTGAAGGTAGTGCAGGAGTAACAGCAACAGGGCAAATAGGCTCAGTAACTGTACAAACTACCGTTACCGTTAATGTCCTAGTAACAGGAGTATCTGGAACAGGGCAATTAGGTAATTCGGCAATTACAGGTTCAGCAGTTGTAGACTTAATTGGGGTAAGCGGTACAGGGCAAATAGAAGGTGTAGCTGTTGATGCTGGCTCTCAAATTGGCGTTACATCAGTAAGTGCCACAGGTATTGTTGGTAGCGTAACAGTTGAAGAAGGTGTAGAGGTTTCTGTAACAGGGGTTTCTGGCACTGGAAATGTAGGCGCAGCCACTGCTATACCAGGTGTATCAGTAGCCTTAACAGGTGTACAGGGTACTACGGCTATAGGGGATGTAATTGTTGATGGTTCGCTTTTAGTTCCTTTAACTGGGGTAGACGGTACAGGACAAGTAGGTGTAGTAGTAGCTTCAATCAGTAAAGATGTTCCAGTTACGGGATTATCTGCTGCAGGTAGCGTTGGTTCAGTAACGGTTGAAGAAGGTATTGGCGTTTCAGTTGTAGGAGTTGCGGGGACTATACAGCAAGGAAGTGCTTCTGTAACAGGTTCAGCGGTTGTAGACGTTATAGGTGTAGCGGGCACGGTAGCTGTAGGGACAGTAGTAGTTACCCCTAGTATTCCAGTCCCAGTAACGGGTGTACAAGCTACAGGAAACGTTGGAAGTGTAATAGCTAGGACTTCTACTAGTGTTAGCGTAACAGGAGTACAGGGTACAGGACAGGTTGGGTCGGTTCTTATTTGGGAAGTAATTAATGATAACCAAAATCCAAACTGGACAATTATTAGGACGGCAGCATGAGTGATGTCGTTGTACCTTTAGAGGGGTTTGGTAGTCAGGGCTGGGGTGACTCAGCTTGGGGCATAGGAAATGTATCATTTGTAGCTACAGCATCGGTAGGGACAGTTACTGTTGCAATTTCTATAGATGTCTTAGTTACAGGGGTAAGTGCTACTGGAGAATTAGAAGGTCCAGCCGTTGATGCTGGGTCTGAAATTGGGGTAACTTCCGTAAGTGCGGTGGGTAGTGTAGGGTCAGTTATTGCAAGAGGAGGGGCTAGTACCCCCGTTACAGGGTTGCAAGCAGTTGGCAGTGTGGGTAGCGTAACTGTAGTTCCCTCAACTGAAGCTTTTGTAGTTGGAGTTAGCTGTACGGCAAGCGTGACTTCTGTTACGGTTTGGATTACGATTAACGATAATCAGACCCCAAACTGGGTTGAAATACCTGCATAAACTGATATTATTAATGCAATATCGTAAGGATAAATTATGGCATCGACATATAGTGACCTAAAAATAGAACTGATTGGTACAGGCGACCAAACAGGTACTTGGGGTAGTACGACTAATAACAACTTTTCTGTTGCAATTAGTGAGGCTATTACAGGTTCGGCAGACGTTCCTTTTTCAAGTTCAGACGTTACAGTCACCCTAACAGATACAAACGCTGCTCAAACAGCTCGTAATCTGCGTTTAAACCTAACAGGTACTTCTGGCGGTGCAAGAAACTTAATTCTTGGCTCAGGCTGTCAAATTGAGAAATTGTACTTAATAAACAACGGGTTAGCAGATGCTGTTACTGTAAAAAATACGTCAGGCACAGGAATTGCTGTACCCGCTGGAAAGACAATGTTTGTTTACAACAATGGGACAAACGTAGTTGATGCAACTACATATCTAAGTTCATTGACTTTAGGTACAGCATTGCCAATAGCTTCAGGCGGCACAGGCTCTACGTCTAGCACTTACGTTAACTTAGCGTCTAACGTTACGGGGACATTACCAGTAGGAAATGGCGGTACTGGACTAACTACGCTTACTGCTAATAATGTATTGCTTGGAAATGGTGCGTCAAACCCAACATTTGTAGCACCAAGCACAACAGGTAATGTTTTAACTTCTAACGGTACAACTTGGACTTCTGCAGCACCAGCGCCAGGCGGTATTACAACAGGTAAAGCCATCGCCATGGCGATGATTTTCGGATTCTAAGGAGCAATAAATGGCAAATCCAAACATAGTAAACGTAACGTCTATATTCGGTAACGTAGCGTATGTTACTCCATCTACAACTGGTGTAACAACTAGCTGGACATATGACGGTACAACAGCAGATACTGGACTTACTCCAGCAGTAAATTCAGTACATAGGGTAACAAGTATTGTTGTAGCAAATACAACGGCGAGTGCAGTTAATGCAACTGTTGCAATCTCAAACAACGCTACTTTTGGTAGTGGTACGGCGTTTCCGATTGCTAGTGCTATCTCTGTTCCAGCGGGCGCTACTTTAATTGTTACCGACAAGACAACTAGTTTTTATCTTACCGAAAACCAATCACTTGGTGTAACGTCTTCAACGGGTAGTGCGCTAACATTTACAGCAACGTTTGAAATCATAACCTAGGAACAACGCCATGTCTAAGCGTTATCCAGGCGGACTAATTACGTATTCTTACAATCCACTTTTGTTATATGTGGATTATCTTGTCATTGCTGGTGGCGGTGGCGGTGGTTGGTATGGAGGCGGAGGCGGAGCAGGTGGTTATTTAACTGGTAGCACTGGGATTACAACAGGTATCCCTTACACTATAACTATTGGTGGCGGTGGTACTGGTGCGCTTAATACTGCGTTTAACTTAAATTTTGGAACCAACGGCGCAGATTCTTTTATAACTGCAGCGGCAAATGGATTTACTATAGATGCTGTTGGTGGCGGTTTTGGTATGAGCCAATGCTCAACTGCTGCAGCTGGTGGTACTGGAGGATCTGGAGGCGGTGCTGGTTTCCAAGCTACACTTGGTCGTGGAATTGCTGGTCAAGGTTTTGATGGCGGTGCTTGGAGTTCAGGCGCTGGTAGCGGTGGTGGCGGTGGCGCTGGTGCAGTTGGAGTAAGTGGTGTTGGCACAACACCAGGTGCTGGCGGAAATGGTTTAGCTTCTTCAATTACAGGCTCATCAGTTACCCGTGGTGGTGGCGGTGGCGCTAATGGAGCTGCTGGTGGTTCTGGCGGTGGCGGAGGTAGCAGCGGTGCTGGCGGAGCAAATACAGGTGGTGGCGGTGGTGGTAGTGTTAGCGGTAATGGCGCTGCTGGAGGCTCTGGTGTAATTATTATTAGTTCACCTGTAGCAGCTGCGTCTACTACGGGGTCGCCTACAGTTACTTCATCTGGCGGGCGCACAATTTATACATTCAACTCTTCGGGGTCTATTACCTTCTAATTATGACTCAATACTCAGGCTCTTGGACTCTACAACAACAGATGCAAGCTAAGGCTGCAGGCAACTGGCCCGATGCTACTGATCCTAACTTTAAGTACGTAACAATGCTACTTAATGGTGATGGGACTAATGGCGCACAGAACAACACCTTCCTAGACAGCTCTACCAATAACTTTACGATTACTCGTAACGGCAATACCACACAGGGTAGCTTTAGTCCTTATGGGAACTTGTGGAGTAACTTCTTTAATGGCTCTAGCAATCTATCGTGTAATGTATCTGGAATAAGTGCTGGAACAAATACATTTACTTTGGAATTTTGGGTATTTCTAAACGCATATCCTGATTCTGACGCTCCTTTTGTAGACACAAGAAGTTCTAACGGCGCAACTACAACTGCATTTCAGTTTGGAGTGTATTCAACTGGCGCACTAAAATTATATGAGGGTTCTGAAACCAATTTAGGCGGCACAGTTCCTAGAAACCAATGGACACATATTGCATTAGTTCGCAACGGCTCTAATGTTGTAACAGCATACATCAACGGAACAGCAACAGGCACAACAACTACAAGCACACGAAATTTTAGTGATAACTTTTTTTGGATTGGATGCGTACCAGGACCTTCGTCCCCATACATTAACGCATATCTTTCAAATTTAAGATGGGTTGTCGGCAGCGCTTTATATACAACAACATTTACACCATCAGCAACTCCTTTGACAGCAGTAACAAACACTCAGTTGCTTACTTGCCAATCAAATCGGTTTGTTGACAATAGCTCTAATAATCGAACCATTACAGTAGCTGGCACACCATCAGTCCAACGCTTCTCACCATTTGAACCAACAGCACCATACTCTACTAGCGTAATAGGTGGAAGTGGGTACTTTGATGGTAGTGGAGATTATTTGACTTTGGCTGCAAGTTCAAGTTGGGAACTTCCTGCTAACTTTACTTGGGAATGTTGGGCTTATCCAACTAATCTTTCAGCAACACCCCAACGAATTTTGCACCAAGGAAGTACTGGAACGCAAAAAATGATTTTTTATATTGATAATTCTAGTGGTGCTTTTAATTTTTACTATGATGGCGGTTCTAACTTTATAGTATCCTCAATTAATTTAAGGGCAAACGCTTGGAATCATATTGCTGGAGTTAGAAATGGCTCAACCATTACTCTTTATATAAATGGTGTTAGTGCTGGCACAGCAACATCAAGTGCAACCCTTGGAGATAGTAGTTTAGGCTTTGCGATTGGCTCTAATGGGGGAGCTACAGACCAATTCCCTGGTTATATTTCCGATGCTCGTATAGTTAAAGGCACAGCAGTTTACACATCAAACTTTACACCACCAACTGCGCCACTAACCGCAATTACCAATACGTCTCTGCTTACTAGCATGACCAACGCTGGCATCCCTGACCTTGCTATGATGAACAACCTAGAAACAGTAGGTAACGCACAAGTAAGCACAAGTGTCGTTAAGTACGGAACAGGAAGTTTAGCGTTTGATGGGAGTGGGGATTATTTAATTGCTTCTAACAATCCAGCCTATGCTTTTAGTACTGGCGATTTTACAATGGAGTGCTGGTATTACTCAGGAACAACAACACAACAAACTGTATTAGATACAAGAAACACATCTAATGGTCCAGGTGTTTTAATGTACACATTAAGTAACGCATTGCGTGTTTACTCTAATGGTGGAGATGCTGGTGGATCAATAAATATACCAAATAACACTTGGACACATCTTGTAGTAGAAAGAATTTCAGGTGCTTTATATACTTATGTTAATGGTGTTAGAGATATAAATGGTTCTTCCTACACCACAAATTTAACAGATAATAGCTTTGTTGCTGGATTAGATACAAAGGCTAGTGGCTTTGGTCTTAATGGTTATCTTGATGATATCCGCATAACCAAAGGTTTAGCAAGATACTCTGGTCCATCATTTACACCACCTGTTGCTGCGTTACCGACTTTTTAAGGCATAAACATGAGTTATTTTGCACAAGTTGTAGACGGATCTGTTGTAAACGTAATCCGTATTGAGCAAGAAGTTCTTAACTCTGGCGCATGGGGTGACCCCGCTAGTTTTGTGCAGACCTCTTACAATACGCATGGCGGAATACACTACGAGCCAAATACTAACCCGCCTGTACCAAGCCCAGATCAGTCTAAAGCCCTACGTGCTAACTATGCTGGGGTTGGGTACATTTACGATTCAGTTAATGATGTTTTTTACACAAAACAGCCATACCCATCTTGGACTATTAGTGCACCTACGTGGATTTGGGAAGCACCTGTTCCGTACCCAAGTGAAGGCGGACCCTATATGTGGGATGAGGCAACACAATCTTGGGTTCCAGTCCCGACAATTTCAATCGGAGTAAATGAATGAGCTTATCTTATCCAGGCGGAATAATTTCTAGTACAGGTGCTGTTTCTAACGGTGGAAACATAAACGACACTGCGCCAGGAGTTTGGAAACTCTCTGATATTGGGTATCTTACTTTTACCAATTCCTGGCCCGGAACCGCACTTAGAGACCCTGACTTTAATAACGTATCTTTGTTGCTGAATGGTAACAACACTAACGGTTCGCAGAACAATACTTTTTTAGATTCTTCTGTTAATAACTTTAGCATTACCCGTAATGGAAACACTACTCAAGGTAGCTTTAGTCCATACCAAAACCATTGGAGCAACTATTTTAACGGTAGCAGCTCTATCTTTACTTCAGGCTCTCAAATTATCCCAGCAACAGGTGCTTTTACTGTTGAAGCTTGGGTAAATCTTTCTTGGTTCGACAATCCTGTAAATATATTTTCTCAAGGTACGCCAGGCAGCTCTGATTATATAAATGTTTTTATTACTGGCTACGGAGACAACATAGCCATAGCAACAACAATAGGTACTACAGTATATTTCCCAACTGGACCTGTTCTTGTAGGTCGTTGGAATCATATTGCTATTCAAAGGACAGGCAGCTCAGTTACTGGATACCTCAATGGTTACGCCTATTTAACTGCTACCAATAGCGCCTCTATTGCAAACGCTCCTTTATATATTGGTAGTACTAGCACTCCAGGCAACTACTTTATTGGTAACGTGTCAAACGCTAGAGTAAGTAACATTGTTCGTTATTCTGCTCCATTTACACCTCCAGCCGCACCGTTTGTAAGTGACGCTAATACTGTTTTGCTAACGTGTCAGGCTAATCGTTTCCTAGATAGCGGTCCTAATGCATACACAATCAATTTAAACGGCGCTCCTGCTGTATCAAGATTTTCTGGAACTCAGTTGCCACAGCAATACAACACTGGTAACTATGGCGGTAGCGGTTATTTTGATGGTACAGGCGATTACTTATTAACTCCGTCTTCCGCTTCTATTTCTAACTTTAGTGGTAACTTTACTATTGAAGGCTGGGTTTATTTAACCGCAACCTCAACTAATGCCGTACTAATTGGTGGTGATGGCTCAAACGGGTGGTATGTTGAGTACAGCGGCAACCGTGGATTTGGCGCTTATGATGGTAGTACATTTATAAGTGGAAGCTCATCCGCCGTAACAAATCAATGGGTTCATTACGCCATAACAAGAGCTAGTGGTACTTTGCGATTTTTTATTAATGGCGTAAATACAGCAACAACTACATCAAGTGGGTTTAACTATACGCAAGCATTAGGCATTAGTGCGTATTCGGGTGGTTCTTCATTTATCAACGGTTACCAATGTGATATACGAATTAACAACACTACTGCTTTATACACAAGCGCATTTACACCACCCACTGCACCATTAACTGCCGTATCAGGAACTCAGCTTCTTACCAACTTCACCAACGCAGGCATTATAGATTCCTCAACTATAAGTGATTTTGAAACAGTGGGTAATGCACAAGTCAGCACAAGCGTTAAGAAATTTGGAACGGGTAGTTTAGCGTTTGACGGAAGCGGAGACAGGCTTTTTGTTGCCAATTCATCACCGATATTTTCATTAAGAAGCGTAAATTACACAGTAGAAATGTGGGTTTACGCAAATAGTTTTTCAGGGAATCCATATTTAGTAAGCTCTGGATCAACAGGGGGCACATTCTGGGCGATGTACCTTACTACTGGCGGAGCATTAGGCTGGGGCGGAAACACAGGAGCAAATCAATTTACTGGCGGGACTGTGTCTTTAGGAGTCTGGACGCACGTTGCAATTTCTCAGGCTAATCAAAACGTATATTGGTTCATAAATGGTAATTTAGTATTAACCAAAGACCCAGCAACTATTAATTTTTCAAACTGGGTAACATCCAGTCAATTGTCAGTAGGTAGCAATTTTGGTTCTAATGACTTTAATGGCTACATAGATGACCTACGCATTACCAAGGGCATTCCAAGATATTTACAGAACTTTGCCGTTCCTGTTGCTCCATTCCCAACTTATTAAGGATTAGACATGACACTATATTCAAAGCTTGGGTCTATACCCTATCCATACACTGACGGTACAGATGGTTGGATTGAAGTGCCAGATAAGCCAATCCCGCCAGAGGGAAAAGAAGTAGTTTGGTGGTATCCACCAGGTTGGGTTATTCGTGATCCGCAGCCACCTGCACAGCCAGGATATGTATGGTCTTGGTCTGAGTCGGAAGAACAGTGGGTCGAGTACCCAGTAGTGCAACCTGATCCACCCATTCCACCAGATCCACCAACACCTACAGCTGGGTCAACAGTTATTTTTAATTTAAACGGTGGCACTGGCGCAGATACCATTACCCTTTCTTAATAAAACAGGTCTAACATGAAACAAACCATAGAGGCTAGAACATTAGAAGGTGGACTGATTGAGCCGCACCACGAAATAGAAGTGGTGTGCGCTGCTTGCGGGTACGACCTTAGTGCTGAAGAATTAGAAGCCGATACTTGCTCAGACTGCAGTGCGCCATTAAACCTTAAACAGCATATTTCCATCCATGCGACTTCTGTCCCTGCCGCTGGTGGCGGAGTAATGTAAGGTGAAAAAATTGAGTCATGTCAGATCCGTTATGGCTTTCCGAGGGGGCAAAGGGGCTTAGTTCAGGCTTTGATTCTGCTCGTGAAGCGGGTAAGTCTGTAACCAAAAGCATTGAGGGAATACAAAAAGACGGTCTGGAAGTAGCCCAGCAGAAAGCGCAAGAGCGAATACGGGCAAGACGAGAAGCAGAATTTAAGAAGGAAAGAGCGCTGATTAAAGCGCTTGACGAATGGAAACGAAAGAAGCAAATCTCCGATGAGGAGGCTGATTTAAAGATTAAGTTTGTAAAGCAGTACGGTGCTAAAGAATGGGACGCATTGCTTAAGATTAAGCTAGACATAGAAAACATGGAACGCAAGAACAATGAAGAGTTTCAGCACGATCTAAAGGCGGTAAGGCGGGTTCAGTTTTATTGTTTTCTTGCTGCGTTGATTGTTACTCTGTGGCTTAAGTTTATTTTGGGAGCGTTTTGATGATGGATACACTAATTGGAATACTTAAAGGCGTTGCTCCTGTCCTGGCTACTGCTGTTGCTGGTCCTGCTGGCGGAGCTGCTGTGGGCTGGCTGGCTTCTAAACTTGGTATCCCTGACGACACTATTGAGGGTGTAACTGCTGCACTGCAAGGTAATCCTGAGCTAACAATGAAGCTTAAAGAGCTGGATCTTGAGTACGCTAAATTAGAAGTTGCTGATCGGGACTCAGCCCGCAAATCCCATGCCGAGATTGCTACAAGTGAACATGCTACCAAGCTAGATAAGGCAGTTGTCCCTATGCTTGCATTAGGTACGGTAACTTTAGCCTTTGGCTTTATTGGTATTCTTATGTTCAAAGATGTGCCAGTAGACCAACAGCAAATGGTGATCTTTGCTCTAGGCTTTATTACAAGCTCGGCTGGTCAAGTGCTGTCGTTCTACTTTGGTAGCTCACAGGGTTCAAAAGACAAGACTAAAGAAATAGAAGGGTTAATGAAGAAATGAGCCAAAGTAATTTTGACGAGTGTGTAGAGTTAATGCTTGCCCATGAAGGCGGCTTTGTAAATCACCCCCAAGATCCAGGCGGCATGACTAACCTTGGTGTTACTAAGCGGGTTTGGGAAGAGTGGCTGGGGCGTCCTGTAACCGAAAAAGAGATGCGGGCACTTACCCCCTTAATGGTAAAACCTTTATACAAAAGGAAATACTGGGATGCTGTCCGAGCTGATGATCTTGTGGCTGGTGTTGATTATGTTGTTTTCGATGTCGCTGTTAACTCAGGTCCAGGTCGTGCCATTAAGTTTTTGCAGTCGGCTGTTGGCGTTACTGCTGATGGCGGTTTTGGTCCTAATACTATGGCTGCCGTAAAAAAAGCGGAAGAAGATCCAACCAGACTAATAGAACTGTATTGCGCTAAACGGCTAGAGTTCTTACAATCACTTAAGACCTTCGAAACGTTTGGTAAAGGATGGTCTAGGCGTGTTGCAGAAGTAAAAGACAAAGCACTTAAAATGTTAGGGTAAACCCTGTGCCATTACAGAAACTACAATTCCGTCCAGGCTTAAATAGAGATCAAACTAACTACTCCAATGAGGGCGGTTGGTATGAGTGCGATAAGGTACGGTTTCGTTCTGGCTACCCACAAAAACTAGGTGGTTGGTTACGGTATGGTGCGTTTACAGTCGTTGGCGTTTGCCGCCAAATGTTTAACTGGATTACTACGGCTTCAGATAACTACTTAGCTTTGGGAACAAGTAAAAAGCTTTATATTGAGGCGGGACAGACTTTATACGACATCACCCCAATTCGCCAAACTTTTGCAACTACGGCAACAGACAATTGCTTTACCACAGTAAATGGCTCTAAAACCGTTACCGTAACAATTGTGTCTCATGGTGGCATTGATGGGGATTATGTAACTTTTACTGGAGTAGTTGGGCCAATTGGCGGAATACCTCAATCTGAATTTAATGCTGAATTTGTAGTCGATCAAGTAACAGCAAATACCTTTACTATTACAACTACTACAGCAGCCACATCCTCAACCTCTGGCGGTGGAACAGCTATTACCGCAAGATTCCAAATTAATGTAGGAAACGATATTGCCGCCGCAGGATACGGATGGGGAGCGGGAGCATGGAGCCGTGGCGCTTGGGGTTCTGGTGCAGATGCCCCGGTATTTGACGCCCAGCAAGATTGGTTTTTACAGAACTTTGATGATGATCTTGTAGCTAATATTCGTAACGGACCTATTTATTACTGGAAATATTCTGGCGGCGTTGCTACTAGAGCCACTCCTTTAGCTACTACAACTATTAGCGGCGTAGCTCCTGCGGACGTACCAACTGAAGCGATGCAAATTTTAGTATCCCAGAACGACAAGCATTTGCTTTGTTTTGGCGCTACTCCGTTTGGCGGCGGCGCATTTGACCCATTATTAATCCGCTGGGCTACTCAAGATCAGCCTAATGTCTGGACTCCTCTTGTTACCAATTCAGCAGGTTTCTTACGGGTTTCCCGTGGTTCTGCTATTGTCTGCGCTATAGCAACACGCCAAGAGATCCTTGTATTTACTGAGGGTACGCTTAATTCTTTGCAGTATCTTGGCACTACGGACGTATTTGGACTGCAAGAGCTGGCAGACAATATTTCTATTCTTAGCCCTCGTTCAGTAGTTACGGTTAACAATACGGCGTATTGGTTTGGGCATGACAAGTTTTATGCCTATGGCGGACGAGTAGAAACCCTACCTTGCAGTATACGAAACCACGTTTTCCAGAACTTAAACTACAACCAAGCCGACCAGATTATTGCTGGAACAAATGAGGGTTGGAACGAGATTTGGTGGTTTTACCCAACAGCAGACAGCAATGTTAACAATGCGTACGTAATCTACAACCACTTAGAAAGAATCTGGTACTACGGCACAATTGACCGTACAGCATGGTCAGACTCATCACTAAGGGAATACCCGCAAGCCCTGACTGCAACTTATGTAACAGGATCTATTTCTGGAACAACCTTAACAGTATCAGCTATTTCTACGGGTATTTTAGAAGTAGGTAGCGTTCTTGAAGGTACAGGCGTAGCCGTAGGCACCAAAATTACTGCTTTAGGTACAGGCGTAGGTGGGGTGGGCACGTACACTGTTAATATTTCCCAGCTTGTGGTGCAGACATCAATGACAGCCAACAGCGTTATTTATAACCACGAGCAGGGTGTAAACGATAATGTTCTACCTATGACTTCCTATATTGCATCTTCAGATTCTGATCTTGCAGATGGAGATCAGTTTATTTTGACCAAACGTATCATTCCTGATATTAACTTTGCTGGGTCAACTGCTGACTTACCTGCGGTCACAATGTACATTAAACCTCGTAATTTTCCTGGCAGCGCTTATTCCAACGTAGATTCCCAACCAGTTATTGAGACCTCGGTAGACATCTATACCGATCAAATCTTTATGCGGGCAAGAGCCCGTCAAATGGCATTAGAAATTGAATCTACCGAATTAGGAGTCCAGTGGCAATTAGGTAGCCCTAGGTTAGATGGCAGACCCGATGGGCAAAGATAATGGCAGAGACGCTTCAACAATACAATGTAAGGGCGCCAGCGTTACCTTTACCCCCAGTCGAATACGATCAATTTCAACAAGATCAGTTTCAAAATGCCCTGCGTCTGTACTTTAATCGTCTTGATGGCTTTTTAGCTGGGTTATCTAAATTTGCAGGGGGAGGGGGTATTAGTTTCCCCCATATAGCAGCTTCTGATTCTACCGACCAATACGCTACAGCAAATGATACTCCTACGGTTGTTAAGTTTAATACGCTTGATTCTGGGGTAGGTTTTACACTAAACGCTCCTGGATCGGCTACTTGCAACGTTTCCGGCATATACAAAATAACGTACAGTGCCCAGTTAGCAAATACAGCAAATGCAGCCCATGATGCTGTTTTTTGGCTTAGAGAAAATACAGTAGATATACCAAACTCAGCAACCATATTTACCTTGCCAGCGCGTAAAAGCGCAGGTGTTCCATCTTACGTTGCGGGTTACTCAGAAGTTGTTTTTACGGCAGCAGCAGGGGATGTAATTGAACTATGGTGGGCAACGGAATTAGCCTATAGCCCAACTGGTCCAGTAAACGGTGTTTATATTTATAATGAACCTGCTTGGACTACCCCAACAAACCCATACCCTAGACCTGCAGTGCCGTCTGTAATTGGCTCTATAACCTTTGTATCTGCGGTATAGACATGATAAACTTCAATCAATTCAACCCCGTGAGGCCTTTATGAGTCGTGCAGCTGCCAAACATTTAGCTTCCTATGGTCGTGGCAACGATACTGAACTCGTCCACATGACTCCTGGCGAGATTAAAGGACTTCAAGCCCTTGCTCTAGCCCATGGTGGTTCTCTAACAATTAACCCAGATACGGGTTTGCCTGAGGCGGGTTTTTTAGAACGCATTCTTCCTATGGTTGTTGGAGCAGGACTTACTATAGCTTCGGGTGGTGCTTTGACTCCCTTAATGGCTGCTGGTATTACTGGTGCAGGTTACGGTTTGGCTACAGGAAGCGTAGAAAAAGGCTTAATGGCTGGTATAGGCGCTTATGGTGGCGCTGGGCTAGGCGCTGGTTTAGCTAGTGCTGGAACATCCGCAGCAGTAGAAGCAGGTGGGACCGCTGCTGTTGAACAAGCTGTTGCTACTACTGGACAAGAAGCTGCTAAACAGGCGGCTGGGCAAACAATTGCCGGAGAAGCTGCTAAAACAGCTGCGCTAGAAGGAATAACGCTCCCCGCTAACTATGCCGAATTAGCTGCGCAATCAGCAACTCCACAACAGATAGCTGGAATTCAAGCTCAAAACGCTTTAAGTGGTAATGCAGCACTACAACAAGCCGCTTCACAAGCTGCAAATCCATTGGATGTGGTACGTGCTTCTGGTATGGGTAATGTAGCTAATAGCGCTCAGGTTGTTGACCCAACCGTTGGGCAAAGTGTGGCTAATGTGGGGAGAGGTCTAGGCGAACTTGGTACTAGCGCAGGGAGAAGCGCAGTTTATGGTTCTTTGCCTTCAGGAACATTGCCAGCAATAGCAATGACTGCGTTATCCCCAGATCAGCAAGCTGCAAGCCCAGCGGGGTACCAAGAAGACGAGTATGATCGCCGCTTAAAAGGTTACAAATTAAGTCCTGACTATCAAGCCTATGTAGCCCCAAGACCTAACCCATACTACAGACCTACTTATGCCGCAGGGGGTGGCGTAATGGAGTCGTTTGACGATGAAGCTGGTTCAGATACTGTTGGCATGGCTTCTGGTGGCATTGCACGGTATCGTAATAAGGGTAAAGTTAATGTGTTACAAGACTACCTAGACAGGCAAGAAGAACCTGTACAAAAACACCTGTCAACAAATGTTTCTTCCTACATGCCAGATGTAGGCATATTTAGAGATCCTGACATAGATACAGCCAGAAAAGATGCTTTAACAGCCTCAATGATTCGTTTGGGTAAAGCTGGCAAAGGTGCTGGCATTAAAGCCGTAGCACTTCCTAAGACTTCAATTAAGGGGCTTGGGGATGTTAGAGGCGCTACCCCTGAAATAGAAGAAGCTGCTGATGGCGGTGTCATGCGTTACAACCTAGGAGGGTATTCCGATGGTGGAAGAATGCTTAAAGGACCTGGGGATGGTATGTCTGATTCTATCCCTGCTTCTATTGCTGGAAAACAACCAGCACGGCTGGCTGATGGAGAGTTTGTTGTCCCGGCTGATGTTGTTTCACATTTAGGTAATGGCTCTACCGATGCTGGTGCTAAGAAGTTATACGGCATGATGGACAAGATTCGTAAAGCACGAACAGGCAAAAAGAAACAAGCCCCAGCAGTAAACGCCGATAAATACTTACCCATTAAGAAAAAAGCATCGGGTGGTATAGCTGAATACGCTGAAGGCGGAGTGGTTGGGTATGCTAGTGGGGGTATAGCTAGGTTTGCTGATGGTGGTGAGATTGCAAGCGTATATGAGATGTATTTAGGTCGTACTCCAAGCGCTGCCGAGATTAAGTCATGGCAAGATACTAATGCCTCATATAACACTATTTCTCAGGGCATTCGTAATTCCCCAGAAGCAAAAACATTTGCAGCAGATAAGTCTAATGCAAAAAAATTAGTTACTTCTCTTTATCAAGATCAATTAGGTCGTGCGCCAGATGAAGGGGGTTTAGAGTATTGGTCTAGTGAGTTGGCTAAAGGTACGCCATTAGAGCAAATATCACAAGGCATTAACCAATCCCTTGAAGGACAGAACTTTGATACGCAATACATTACCAGCCTGTACCGTCAAAACTTAGCTCGTAACCCAGAGCAAGGTGGCTTTCAATATTGGTTATCAGAGGCGCAGGCATTAGGTTATACACCAAAAGAAATCGAAGCTATTTTAAAACAAGCAGCAACCCCAGAACAAGCGGTAAGGAAAATAACTCCAGGCGAAAAAGCTACAGAAATGGAGTTAGCTGCATTAGAAGCCGATCCTTATGGTGGGCGGTATAAAACCCAAAGCATTTATGATTTATTGCCAGACGCAGTAAATGTATCCGATATTGGCGGCAGAAAAGCTCAGTTTGTAGCCCCTGTTACACAGCGGCCTTATGTTACAAATTACGGAAAAGACGGAAGCCAATGGTCGCAAGCCGTGGGCCAAGAAATATTAAATGAACCCCAAGTACAAGCGGCTATTGCTGTTGCTCGCAATAACGGGACACTAAGCCTAGCAGGTTATGACGCATTAATGGTGGATTTAAAAGCTGCTAAAACAGCAGAACAAACCAGAGCTGCACTTGCAAAACCTCAAGCTCAAGTTGTCGTAGATGCGTTATATGGTCAACAAATTGGTGAAAATGTAAATCTTGCTGCAGCAAAAACGGAAGCAGAGGGGCGTCAAGGAGTATTAACGGCGCAAGATCCTGGGTACTACCAATCTAACCCAGTATTAAGTGCCGCATATCAACAGGCTGGTTTAACTGTTCCAATGGACTATGGTCTTTATAAAAACGTCGATACTCGCACGGGGCAGGCGAATCTATTTACCCCTGCGAATTTCCAAGACAAACAAAGAAATTTAGTAAATACGTTAAATAGAAACGACCCATATAGAACGTCATATCAGCCTATTAATCGTGGTATTGCTAATATGCCAGCTTCTGTGCAAGATCCTTATTCTGATGCAGGGTTACAGTTCTTGTATGGTCAAATGATGAATCAGTACGCCCCAGCACCTCCAGGACAAGTTAATCCAGCTACTTTTGGATTTGATAGACCTTATACATATATACCACCGCCACAAAATAATTTAGCGTTAAACACACCTATTGCTGATGCGTCAAAGCCTGGCACCCCTGTTGCTGAGGCGGCCCCAGCCGCTGTTGTTACTGAACGAGCAGGTGGTTTAATGGCTGTAGATCGTAAAAAACGGGCTAAAGATAAGATCAGAAAGGGTTTAAAAGCTGCATGATTGAGGTTTCCTTAGTTCCAACACAGTTTATTGATACGTGCTGGGAGCAAATAAAACCCTTTATGGAAAAAGCAGCAAAGTATACTTATGGTAGATATACAAGCGATGATATTTATGATTCAGTAGTAGAACACGATTACCAATTATGGGTTGCTTTTGACGAAACAGGCATAAAAGGTGCGGTAGTAACGAACATAGTTATTTACCCAAAACGTAAACTGCTATGTATGGCGTTTTGTGGTGGGCATGATTTAAAAGAATGGAAAGACCCGATGTTAAGTTTGTTGCAAAGATTTGCAAAAGACATGGGGTGTGATGGAATTGAAGCTACAGCCAGAGCTGGCTGGGCTAAAATATTTATTAATGATGGGTATAAACAACATTGGGTAACTTTCGAGTTGCCAGTATAAGGAGCAGATATGGGTAAAGGCGGCGGTAGTCCAGGTCCAAGCCAAAATACTACGGTAACTTCAAATATTCCTGAGTATGCGAAGCCGTATGTAACGAACATGTTCGAGGCTACCCAGCAGCAGTTATTTACTGGGAATAAGACTCCAGAAGGTGGTTTTGATATTACTGGGTTTCGTCCATATCAGCCATACAGCGGCAACGTTAGCGACTACTATGCTGGGTTTTCTCCGCTTCAACAGCAAGCTCAATTTGATGCTGGTGCGATGCAACAGCCAGGACAGTTTGCTTTGGGTAGTGGTTTAGCAGGTAGTGCTGGTATTCGGTCTTTAGGGGCGGCTGGGCAGTTTGCTAAAGACGTAACTAATCCTGCCACTATGCAGTCTTATATGTCGCCATACCAACAAGGCGTTACCGATGTTGCTAAACAAGCAGCCGTTCGTGAAGCGCAAATGGCTCAGAACTCTCAAAACTTAATGTCTCCAAGACAGGGCACTTATGGCGGGGCTAGGCAAACTCTTGCAAATATGGAGCGTGAGCGTAATCTGCTGTCTAATTTGTCTAATATCCAAACCCAAGGGTCGCAAGCTGCGTACGACAGAGCAATGCAAACCCAACAGTTTGGCGCTAATTTAGGTATGCAGGGTTATGGGCAGGCTTTGGGTGCTGGTTCGGCACTAGGTCAACTGGGTGCTACCCAACAAGGTACTGATATTGCTCGTCAAAACCAAATGGCAACAATGGGCCAGCAACAACAAGGTCTTGAGCAATCTAAGATTAACCAAGCTATCCAGGACTACGCTACGCAGCAACAGTATCCGCTTATGCAGCTCGGCTTTATGTCCAACATGTTGCGTGGCTTACCGATGCAAGCAGCAACCACTCAATCCTATCAAGCAGCTCCATCACCGATTACGCAAGGTCTGGGTCTTTTAGCTGGTGCGGCTGGTGCTAAGCAAGCTGGTTTGTTTAAGGAGGGGGGAACTATCAAGGGTCTAGCCTCTGGTGGTGTTACAGGCTACGCTAATAGGGGTATGGTTCAGTCCAATCCTAATAGCGGAGTAGTCCAAGGCATCCGTCAAAAACTACAAATGATGCCACCTGAGCAGCTACAGCAAGTTGCGCAAACCAGTTCCAGTGAAGAAGTCCGTGCCATGGCAATAGAAATATTGCGTGAGAAACAGTTACGGGATCAAGCCGAGATGCAAGCCCAGCAATCTATTATGCAAGACCAGCGTAGTATGCCTACTCCTGTGTCTGAGAACGCGGGGTTATCTGCAGCTCCTGCTGGGTCTATGGATATGCTAAGTGCAGCTAGTGGTGGCATTGTGGCTTTTGCTGGTCCTGACGGTAGTGCGGTTGAGTTAGATCCTGAAGAAGCGCAGCGCCAGCAAGAGTTCCTTGCCCGTCAGCAATATGTTGACTTTGCTAGAAAGCAGCGTGAATCCTCTGGTGTAAGTGCGCCCAAAGCAGCGCTAGCTGAGTTCTATGCTAAACAACAGGCTGAACTAGGTGACGAAAGAAAACGTGCTAGAGGTTACGATTTAATGCAGTTTGGTGTTGACCTAGCTAGCCAAGCAGGGGACTTACCTTTTGCAGTTGCTAAAGCAGGGCAAAGAACATTACCCGGAATCATATCCCGTCAAGAAACTATTAAAGGACGTGAAAGTGATATTGCCAAGGGTTTAGCCGAAGTTGCTGAAGGTGAACGCCTAATGAAACAGGGTGATATTACCGCTGCTAATGCAATGTTTGAGAAGGGTCAAGAGCGCCTTAGTAAAGAAAAGATTGCAGCGGCTAGAGGGCCTACAGATTTGATGGGCTATGCTCAAACGTATTTAGCAGAGAAAGTGGCTGAAGGGGATACACGAGATCGGAATGTCATACTTAGAGAAGGTATGGACATTAAGAAGAGATTAGATGCCGAAGCAACAAATAGGCGTACAGATGTTGCGGCTACTACAGCTGGAGTAAATACTCTTGACAGAGCTCGTGATAACGTAGATAGCTCTTTATCTAAAAACTTTAACTCTCCAGAAAATAAACAGCTTCGTAAGCTGCAAAAAGAAGACAAGAAAAACGGCACTAATACTGCTGGGGAATACAAAAATAGCCTGTATCGCCAAGAAGAAAAACGACTGCAAGGTGGTTCTGGTGGTGGCGGTGGTGGTGGCGGTAGTAGAACTCCTTCGCTTCCGTCAGGTTTTGTACCAGATAAAAAAAGTTAAAATATAACCATGGCTTATGAAAGCGCTACTAACCCCAAAACAGGGGAAAAGTTGTTTCTTGTTGGCGGTGCATGGGTGCCACCCAGCGAAACAGCAACCAACCCTAAAACAGGACAACGTGCGTTCTTAGTTAATGACGAGTGGCAAGTTCTTGATACACCTAAAGCAGCCGTAGCTCCAACCCCAGTAGCAGAAGCTGCTCCCATAATTAGCCCAGAAGAGCAAGTAGCGTCTCAAGTTGGTGCTGTTTCATCACAGCCAAGCACAGGATTAACTGAGCAACAAAAGCAAAAGTTAAAAGCGGACACAGAAAAGTACGAAGCGGAAGTGCCGTTTTTGCAAAGACAACTTGATCCCCTTAAAAGGGGTGTTGCTAATTTAAAGGGTATTCTTCCAAACCTTGAAGTAACCAGTATTCAAAAAGAAATTAATGCAATACGAGAAGGCAAGACTGGTCCTCGTGATCCTGTAACGGGGGAAAGACTGCTTTTCCAACCAGAAGAAGCGGAAGCCGCAATTAAATCATTGCAAGCACGGCAAGCAGAAGCACAGAAAAAAGTAATCTCCTCGCAAACTGAAGCTAGCAAATACAGAGCTAGACCTGGAGTTGAGTTATTAAACGAAGTAACCACAGCAAAGCAAGCGTTCCAAGCGTTCCAAGCTGACCCTCTAGGCGTTATGGCTAGTGTGTCTATAGAGAGCCTACCCCAGATAGCCCCTGCCCTCGTACTAGGTGCTGTAACACGTAATCCTACTGTGGGTGCGTTGGCTATGGGTAGTACTAGCTTTGCTAGTGAGTTGTCCTCTGGGGTTATGGAGTATTTCCAAGACAACGGAATTAATACTAGAGACCCTATAGCGGTTAACAAAGCATTAAACGACCCAGCATTATTTGCTAAAGCATATGAGCATGCATTAGCACGGGGTTCTATTATTGCTGCTGCTGATACTGCCGCCGCTGGGCTAGCTAGTAAGATGCTCGTACCTAAAGGGGTAATAAAAAACCAATTTGCAAAAGAAGCGGTCAATATTGGGGTAGCCCAGCCTGTTGCGCAAATGGTTAGTGGTGCTGGTGGTGAAGCTGCTGCACAGATTGTTACCGAGGGTGAAGTTACCAAGCCAGGAAGAGTCTTATTAGAGGCTGCTGGTGAAGGCCCAACTAGCGTATTAGAAACAGCTGTATTTGGTGGGCAGCAAGCATACGAGCGCCTACCCTCTACTGTTGAGAAAAGAGAAACAGAAGCCAAGGCAGCTGAGGATCAGAAAAAGATTCTTGATAAGCTTAACGAGCCAGGTGCTATGGAGAACTTGGGTCAGCAGTTTAACGACACGGTTGAGAAGTTAAAAGCCTCAATCAATCCAGATACACAAAAACCATATACAGAGCAAGAGGCTTATGACGCCGCAGGCGATGCTATTTTGCAAGGGGGGCTATTAGATGGAACTGAGTCAACTGTCGGTGGAACAGATCAATCAGGCGTTTCTGTGTCTGGCAAACCAAGCGAGACCGACACAGGAGTTGTTGACACTGCCGGAGGCAACTTGGGAGCAGCTGGCGCAACTACTACTGCTATTGGAGGCGGAGAAGGAACTGAACTTGATACATTAACTGCCGAGCTAAAAACTAAGTATCCGCAGATGACAGACGAGCAAGTAACTGCTCTTGCTACAGAAAGCTTACGTCAAAAACAAGTTGCGGATGATATGGGTACTCCCACCCCACCCCAAGATACAGTACCGCCTGAAGTTACAGATACTGCAGAAGTTACAACACCCCCAGCTCCACCAGTTACTATAGGTAAGCCAAAAGGTAGACCCAAGGCGGTCAAGACCCCTGAGCAACAAGCTGCAGCTGCTGAGTTCCGTAAACAACGCCAAGACATTGGGCGTAATGCTAGTAACGACATTAAGCGGGCTGAAAAAGTTTTAACTCAGGAAGTAGACGTAGAACAGATTATTAATAATGCTGCTAATGAAGAAGACGCAATCTCCCAGCTATCCCAATTAAAGTTGCAGCGCATAGGCGCCCTTGAGACGGCATACCGTTTATCTATTGATTCTGACCAAAAGAATAAAACTGCGGGTAAAAAAGCTAATACGTTGCTAGCAGCAGCCGATCCCAAAGAGCTCCAAACTGCTAAGCAAATATACGAAGACAAGAAAAAAGTAGGTAAACCTAGCCGTGCAGAGATCAGCGAGTCTACTAACGGGCAAGACAACGAAGCGTTTGAGCAGTTTGATTTTGCTAAAGGTGCGGTTAACTACATAGCTAAAAACGGTAATGCATTTGAACAGCAGTTAGCCAAGCGTATTGCACCGTTCCTTAATGGGGTTAAGTTTGTCGTAGTAGACAGCGCTGCGGATATGCCTACTCAATTCCTACAAAACAGGATGGAAGGCGCAGCGGGTTTATACGTACCCAATAGAAAGACTATTTATGTAATGCGTGAAGGTGGTATTAATAACACCGTTGTGTTACACGAAGCTTTACATGCTGCAACCGTATCTCGTATTGATGCCTACCTGCAATTAAAGCAAGAAGGCAAACCTATCCCTGCCTCCCTACGAGTTCCTGTTGTTGAGCTTATGGAGACAATGGCTGATGCTAAAGCATTGTATGACCAGCTTAAATCCGATGCTTTGTTGTTGGAAGACCTAGGACAACTTACTCCTGAGATGCTGGACATACCCGAGGATGCGTTTACTGATATTAAAGAATTCGTAGCTTATGGGCTGTCGTTACCTGCAATGCAAGAGTTTCTCCTACTTGCTCCTGGCGAGTACGCTGGCGAGGCACCTGGGTTTATTAGCAAACTATTTAATCGGTTTGTACAAAGCTTGCGTCAGCTGTTCAATATGGACGAGAAACACAAGTCTGCCCTTCAAGACTTAATTATTGTTACAAACAAATTGCTAGCTGCACCCCTACCAGAAATGGCAATTGAGCCTAGTGAAGCTGTTGCTGCTAAGGCAAAAGCACCAAAACCACCTAAGGCGCCTAAGCCCCCTAAACAGCTAAAGTTAATAGAGACTTTACTTAGGAAGATCCGGCTATCTAATAGAAGCTCTGAGCTAAACGGTTCTATCGGTGAATTAATCATGCAGGTTAGGGATGCTGATGATGCTATCCGTTTGATGAAGGCTGTATATAGCTCTTTGAATGTAACTAAGTTACGTGCTGTTTTACCTACGTTTACAACAGAAGACATTACTCGTATTGCTGGGGACAAACTTAATAACTTAAAAGTTATTAATGGCGCTGTGGATGACATGGCTGGTATGCGCACCCGCATGATCCGTGAGCTTGCTGAAAAAACACCTATCTGGGTTAACTTTAATAAAGAGCACGAAGAAGGTGGCAAGATTTTAGGTGACTTAATAAATGCTTCTACGCTGCTAGAAGTAGATCCTACTAAGTATCCTGATTCTGCTACTGCAATGAAGAAAGATCCAAAGTTACAGCGGATTGAGAATGCTATTCTTAACCCGTCTACAGACCCTAAGACGCTACCCAATCTCAAAAAACAAAGAACTGAACGCACTGCAGCAATTAGATTAGTGTACGAAGGCGGTGCTTTTAGCAACCCAATTACAGGTGAAAAGTACACCATGGGTGGCTGGAACCAATTAGGTAAGTTTGGAAAAGGCGAAGGACACACCATATACAAAATGGCAAAGGACAGCTACCAAAAGACCTTTGACATGCATGAAAAGTTGCTGAAAGAAAAGATTGCAGCTTCTAACGTACCTGGGGATGTTAATGATGCGTCTACTCCAAAGGGCAAACTGATTGCTGCTATTACTAAGACGTTCCAAGAAGCTAAGCAGTTAGAGGTTTATTTCCCATTGATGCGTTTTGGTAACTTTTGGTTTAGCTTAGGCAAGGGCAAGAGTGGTGAGTTCTACATGTTTGAAAGCACTGTAGCCCGAAACAACGCAATTGAAGCCCGTGTTGCTGAGCTAAATAAAGCTGGGGATATGCGCACCAAAGAGCAAATGATTGCTGATGGTGACTTAGACGTTGGGGACGACATTCGCAAACTAAGAGAAAAGCACGTTGAATCTAGCGACATGCTTAAAGAAATCTTTGCAATGCTAGACCAGAACAAGATGACGGATATTGATGCTGTTAAAGACAATATCTACCAGATGTACTTGATGACCTTGCCAGATAAAGACATCCGTCGTAGGTTTGTACACCGTCAAGGCAAGACTGGTTTCAGTGCCGACGCACTCCGCAACTTTATTGTCAGCCAGCACACGGCTGCTAACCAACTTGCACGTTTAAATTATGCTGACAAGATTCGTAATGGCATAGCTGCTGCGTATGCAGAAATACAACAAAACCCAGACAAGTTAAAGCTAGCTGCAATTATTAGAGAAATAAGCACTAGGGCGTTAGAAGAAATTACTCCTAGCATCCCGGGTCAAGATATTGACTGGAACCAAGTTGCCACAATAGGTAATAAATTTGTGTTCTATTGGTTGTTAACCTCCCCTAAATCTGCGCTAATACAGATGACGCAACTGCCGATTGTTGGCTTACCTACCCTAGGGGCTGAGTTTGGTATGGCTAAGACGTTAGCAACCGCTGCTAGATATAGTGCTTTGTGGAATAAATTTGGCACATCTAAAACAGATGACAACGGCAACATAATTACTGAATGGGGTCAGCCTTCAATCAATGACTCTAGCTACGTCAATAAGCACCCTGATTCAGCGTACAGAAAAGTGTTAAAAGATGCTTGGAACTTTGCCAATGACAAAGATATTTTTATGTCTACGTATGCAGGTGACATGACAGCAATGTCTGAAGTCCCAAGTGGCAGGTATCAAGGTATTGTCAGCAGAAGTACTAGAGCGGTGTTCGATGCAATGGGCGGTGCGTTCCACCATGCTGAGCGTATCTCTCGTGAAATTATGTTTATGTCTAGCTTTGAGTTAGCCTACGCTGATAGCAAACAAAAGGGTATGGATAACGAAGCTGCATTTGCTGCCGCTACTGAGAAAGCTCTAAAGCTAACATACGATTCGCTATTTAACTACACCCAGTACAACAAGCCTCGTGTGCTAAAGACCGCTGGCGGACGCTTGGCATTCCAATTCTTAACTTATCCCCTACAGATGACATCGTACTTAGTGCGTAACTTCTACGGTATGCTGCCATTCTTAAATAAAGCAGATAAAAAAGAAGCTGCTACTAAGTTCTTTGGCACATTAGGTATGACTGGTTTGTTTGCTGGTGTTACAGGCTTCCCCTTGTATAGCTTCATTATGGGTATGGCAGAGGGCATGCGTGAACTGCTACGTGACGAAGAAGACGAGGATTACGACGAGGATGACGAGGGTAATCCCCTTGGCAAACGCAGCCTAGACTTATGGTTCAGAAACTGGTTTATTCCTACGTATTTCGGCCCTGGTAGTAACTTAGCAGACGCTTTAGGATTAGATGAAGAGCAGGCGCAAACCTTGGCTCGTGGTGTTGAGATGGGTCCAGTATCTGCATTTACCGATTTAAACATTGGCACCTCTACCTCATTGGATGGTTTGTGGTTTAGAAACGACGCTCCTGCAGAAACATCTCGTCAAGCGTTCCAAAACTTTGTGTTTAGCTTTACTGGTCCTATTGGCAGCGTAGGTGCGAACATGGCGGGTGCTTTCGATGACTTTAATAGGGGAGACCTTAATAGAGGATTTGAAAAACTTTCTCCTGCATGGCTAAAGGGCGGATTGACTGCAATTCGTTTAGAGCGTGAGGGTGCTACTACCACCAAGGGTGATGAGCTTATGAACCCAGAGTTTTACACAACTGGTAAGTTACTTGCACAGACTTTAGGTTTTGGCAGTACAGAAGTAGCTCAAGTACAAAAAGCTAACTTCATGGCTAAGAAGATAGTCACAGAGATAAACAGAGAGAAACAAAAATTACTGAACCTCTTGGATGTAGCAGTGCGCCAAGATGACGACGATAAGATTGAAGGCTTATTAGACAAGATTGAAAAGTTCAATACCAAGAACGCTATGCTAGCAATTGAGGGCGAGACTATTAGTAAGTCGTTGCAGTCTCGTAGCGAACGCCGTGGCAAGTCGTATCAAGGCTTATCGGTCACTGATAAGGAAGCTCCTTTTGTCTACCCATTAGTAGAAGGCACTCGTTCTCCGCAGTACAAAGAATAAAAAAGACCCCGCACTAGGCGGGGTTCAAGAGGATTGGAAGGAGCTAACTTCCGAGGAGAAACAGACGAGCTGTTCTGTGCTCGAGTATAGGTCAAGTTCTCCATATACGTAAACCCCTTACGCCTTCTTCTACAACAACTTTAAACACAACATCCATCTTTAATCTTTTTGTAACACGTAGCACATCTTTCTTAGCAACGTTAGGATTAAGGCAAGGTATAAATATCGAGTACCCCACCTTAAAGTTTTTCCAATTAACGTTGTAACTAATCTGCTCTACTAGCATTTTCTACAATCGGCGCAACGACCGCATCCATGTCAATAAAGTCAGGCACGGAGCAATCAAAGAACAACGCATGAACCCCAGGAGATGTAACACGCATGCCCTTAGACATTTGTTTGGTATCGGCTTTCACGTAAATACCACGGGCTTTTAGCTCGTTTAGTGTCTCTTTGTATGGGGCTTGTGACTCCACACAATCTTTTTTAAAGTCCTTGGCTACGATATACATCATCTTAGTATCGGGTTCATAGCGTATCTTTAGATCAGCCCGTGGCTCTTGTATCGGCACTGAATGCATATTGGTACGCTTATCCACCTCGTTGTTTACAACCAGCATACTTTGGATATTACGGTTGAGGTAATCACCAATAACAGACGCAGCGTTATTAGCTGGAGGTGCGATGTCTTGCCGTACTGTGGTTAGCATCTGCATAGACCAAGCGTATACAGCCTTCATGTCATAGTTGTGCAGACCCAGCATACGGGCAATCAAACCGCCTGTAATGTTACATGCAATAACGGCAGACCAGAACCGCTCCTTGCTAGTTAGGCGCATCTCTTTATCAATCTTCTGCTGGATAGCAAGCAAGTTGCTGACCGTGTCTTCTAGGTTATTGAGCAGATAGCTACAATATATCTCCCCAGCATGCCCGTAATTTAATTTAAGCTGGTGGTCGAACATCTCTTTAGCTACAGCCACAGGGATAATATTGCTTGGATGTATCTGATACTCTAGTAGGCGCATGCTCTCACCATCCGGACTGTTCTTGTGCACCCCAAGTTTCTCGTAAAAGCTAGCGTTAGAACTGGCTAAAGATATGGTCTGCCAAGTGGTGTTGTTAATACGCAGCTCATTCTTATCCGCCCTAGACCGATTAGCCCCACGTCCTTGTGACATGCTGTAAGCCAAGGTAGAAAACTCTGCAGGGCTAATGTTGGTAATCTCGTCAATCGTGAACGGTAGGTTGTTCATAATCCCTAAATGCAACATTTTGGCGGCTAAGGTGTCTTTCCAAATTGCAGCCAGTCTATCGGGGTGTCCGTACACGCTGTTGCACATATACAACGCAGTAGATTTACCCGTGCCTGACTCTTTGTGGATGACGTTTATGATTGCTCCGCTATGACCAGTAAACTTAAGTAAAGGAGCCCCAAACGCGGTAAGCGCAGCGAACGCATGTGGTTCTAGTCCTGGCGCACCGTATAGGTTAAACACTTCCTTCCACTTTTCTAATGTACCCATAGGGCGCATTATTTCGGCAAATGATTTGGTGTTTGAAGAAGGTGGGCTATGGAACACACCGTCTCTGCTAATCTCTTTGTCGCCAATAATAAATTTGCTGTCTTTATCTGTCCAGCCAAATTGAGTCCTCATTAATTCTGCCCTTCCTTTGTATTGCAATTCTTTTATAAACAACATTAAAAACGACATCAACTGATCCATCTGCTTGGGCATTCCAGCCACACCTTTTGTTGACAACGCCTCACGTAATCTTTCTTTTACAGCTACGGTAGATAATGGGAGCGTAAATTCCCGTACATCGTCTTTAGGTAAATGCAGTCGTAGTAATACCAGTTCTCCAACTTCAGGGTCTGGGTCATGCATGCGCTTCACAATATACAAATCGTGTTCGTATACACAGACTGGCTCTGACTCTTCCTCATCCTTTATGGTTATGTAGATGCCACCGTTCTTGCCACGGAAATACGGATACGGGAAAGAAGGCACTTTGTATGACGCTGCATCATCTAACTCTTGTGTTTCGTGCACTTCAGTTTCTTCTGCTTTTACTATCTCTCTACCTAATGCAATCGGTGAACCAATGCGACCCTTCCATTGGCAACCATCACAACCCCCTGGGTTATTCTTTTCAAAGGTACTGCAACGCTGGGCAAACGCTGTATGGCTTGCCTTTTCCTCTGTAACTTGTGGTGAATACTCGGGGTGATTCTCGGAAATCTTGTGGATTGCCTTTTCTCTATCTATGCAACGGTGCGCAATAGACAAGGCGTTGAACCACATAGGTTCAGATACAGACTCTTGGTTTTGATATTGGTACAGTAACTGTGCACAACCCTCATTGTTTGCACTACGAATCATGATCTTGCTAAACCGAGATACGGTATTAGCAGCCATGGCTTTTTGTAACTCACTCAACTCTTTAGGAGCAGTGGGTTTCCTCGGTGCTTCTTTTACACCTAAGATGTTCTTAAATGTTTCGTACTCCACGTCAGGTGCGTCAGATATTAGTTCTACTGGCTTAGGTGGATTATCTTTAAAGTTCAATGTGCCAGGAACCCTAAGCACCCTAGCTATCTCAAATACACTTGCATCGACATAAAGGTTATGCAATACGCATAGTTCGTTCAAACGATTAGCAACTGGTTCCCACTCTTCTCTACTAATAGGTGCGGTCAAAGGCCAGTATGCATGGATGCCTCTACCTGAGTTAACAAGTAAAGGTCTAGGTAATCCGATTAATTTGCAGAATTGTTGTAACGCTACAAGACCTGCTTCTTGGTCAATGTACCCATCAGGGCGGTTTGTCTTAGGGTTTACTTCGGCTTTTATCTCGCCACAATCTAAGTCAAGCCAAAATGCTTTAAGGTCTTTTACGTTTTCTTTCTTGCGGTTTAAGTTAGTCTCAAACTTAGCAACACCGAAATAGACGTCCCTGCCCTTAGCTAGAAACTCTTCTACGTACTTATCAAATTCTTCTCGTGTTTGAACAAGCTCTTGTATAGCAGATTTACCCTTTAAGCCGAGCACGGTAAGCCAACCCTCGGGGCTTTGCACTCTGGTTAATAGGTCTATATTTGCCATTCTTATCTCATTGTTAGGGGGAAAAAAGGGGGGACTACTCCCCCCTCCCTGTACTACCAGGTTATTACTTAAGGTTTGATTCTTTTATGTGTTTTACAAAACCATCCAGCAGCTTCGTTACGGCTTTGGTATACATCGGCTTAGGGTCGTGTGTCCCTACAAACCAGTTATAAACAGTTTGCCGACTAACACCTATAGTGCCAGCTATATCAGCAACTGATATGCCCAGTTTGATAGCCGCTCTACCAAGAGCAATACCGAGGCGGGTTTTGTCCGCCTCTTTATTTAGCTGAATAGTTTTAACACTATAGCCGTAAGTCATATTTAGTTATCCGACCAAGCGTTAACAACATCAGACAACTTTGCCTTAGGCGCAGCAGGTGGCACTTCAGCTTTCTTAGCTCGCTTAACAACAGGCTCGTCAACTTCCTCCGCTTCTACTTCAACAGATACTTTAGCTACAGCAGCTGCCGCTGGGGGTAACTTAACAACACCATCTTGCTGAGCAACAGTAAGCTGAATAACCCGCTTAGACTCTTGAGAGTTTTGTGCTGTTTCAACAACATCAATCTCTTCGTCAGTCAAATGACGCACGGGGGTGAACTTCAGCACATCAGCAGTTTCGTTCTCGTCAAATGCAATCTGAGTAACGATACGATCAATACTTTCTCCGTTAGCAGGTAAGAATTTAGTGTAGCTCTCGAATGGGTGCGTGTTACCTACACCCTTGCCGAACAATGACTTAGCAGGGATGTTGAACTGGTAGATGTCCCCACTCATATCGTTCTCGAGTAGCACCGCTATACGGCGATTGAATCGGCATGCACGACCTTTACCGTTAGTGCCTGAACCATCAATGTTCTGTGGGCAAGTAGTACAGTTTGCTGCTTGTGGGTTGGCAGCTTTAGGGTCGGGTACATCACCCAAGTTAGACCAGCAATCAGGCAGGGTTGGGGTTGCATCAGGATCGAACGCAGTCGCATAGAACTGACGGGATACCTTTGGCAGTGCGTTGATAACGATAACGTTTAAGTGACCGTCTTTAACTTTGCCCGCTTCCTTACCGTTTACGATACGGCGGAATACACCTTTGGACATGGTAATACGACGGGTAGTACCGCCACCACTGTCGGCTAAGGCTTTAGATAATTCACTAACCTCACGATTAGTTGCTACTGAGTTTTGCTGCTGAAAAATAGAAATGTTGCTCATGCTTTGCTCCTTCTAACGACCACGGTGTATTTTCTGTCTGCTTGTAAACCAGCAGGTAACAGTTCTGGATTCTCTTCGAGAAATTGCTTGAGGTTAGTTTGATGTATCCTCTTCTCGAGCAGGGGGTATGCGTCATGTTCTTGTATGAACTGATACATAGAATCCCAATCAGTCGTCCAGTACCGTGTATCCACTTTACGGATGATTGTCCCTGCTGGTGTTTTAATGCTGTCCGCGTTATTTTCGTAGCAAACTTCTAGCATCTCTTCCGCTAGTAAATCTTGTTGCTCCTTCAATGACGCATCCTCTGCTTCAAACTTCTCTTTAAGCTCAGCTCTCTTGTCTCTGATCTTGATATAGATCTCGGCAAGTTTATCTGCTGGTACTTCATGCAAATTATCTATTGCATTCTCCATCATTAGCTCCTTCTTGTTGCGAACTGCTAGTATACCAACCACTTTGACATTGTCAAGCTATATCTTCGATTTCTTGTCGATATAGATCAATTATTTTTGTATGGTTATCTATGTTGCTACTTAACATCTTGTACAGCTTTGCTTCTACTTCACTACCTCTGATATGCACAATAGTCATGGGGTTCTTTTGCCCCGGGCGGTTAATACGTGCATTGGCTTGCAAGTATGTTTCCACGCTAGTCACAGGAGCATACCAAATGATTACGTTCGCAGCAGTTAGTGTTAACCCATGAGACGCCGCTTGCGGTTGAATTATTAATACCCTAGTGTTTTCAGTATCTTGGAAGTCTTGGATTATTTCGTGTCTTTTATTGATAGGCACTTTGCCGTTGATGACTTCACAAGTAATATTGGCGGCAGTCAAAGAAGTCTTTAGTAATTCTATAGTATGTGTAAAGGGTACAAACACCAGTACTTTGTGTGACGCTTCTTCGATAACTTCTTTAATGACTTGTAGTCGATTGGATACATCGAATTCAATTACTTCCCTAGTATCGGTATACACCGCACCGCCAGATATTTGCAGGAGTTTATTAATATTAGTGGCTGCGTTTACGGAAGTGACTTGCTCTCCGTCTGCATGGATCAGCATTTGTTTCTTGAGCAATTTGTAATACTTCATTTGCTGTGCAGTAAGAGGGGCATCTCGTTCTACAAACGTCACGTCAGGTAAGTCTAGGCATTGGTCTTTCTCAAACCGAATAGCAGGTTGTAACACTTTATGTACAACTTGTTGTGCTTGTGGCTTTGGTATCCAGCGATATGTACCTACTTTGTACATTACTTGGTCACGGAACTGACCGTAGAACTTGGGTGTGTTATCAGGATTAATAAGCTTGGCTAGGCCAAATGCGTCTACGGGTGATTGTGCTGCTGGAGTACCAGTAAGCATCCACATGCCTTTGACTTGATTAGCTATGTCCCTAAGCGTTTTCCAACGGGTTGTCTGTGCATTCTTGTACGCACTTGCTTCGTCTATTACGAGCAGGTCAAACCCACCGTTAAGGATTTCTTGCTTGACGATGTCTACCCCATCAAAATTAATGATGACAAACTCAGCATTGTTGGCAATTACTTTTTTGCGTTGGGTTGGGTTGCCATGGGCTATATCGCAAGTACGATGGATTGCAAACTTAAACAAGTCCTGTTGCCATGCCGACCGCATAATAGATAGGGGGCATACCACCAGTATGCGACGCACAACGCCTAGGTTCAGCAAATAGTCCGCTGCCCATATTACGCTGGCTGTTTTACCAGTACCCTGCTCGTTAAAGCAAAAGGCTTTGCGATGTAGCGTTAAGAACTCAGAGGTCTGCTTTTGATGCGCAAACGGTTTGTATTTTCCAGGCCAGTTGTAGTCCGTTAGGATGCTATTTTTTGCTGACATTCCGCTTGACGGTATGGTCTGAGTTCCTGCTGAACGACCTGTTGTTGCTAGCGGATTTAACCTTGAGATTGCCCCTAGCACTTGTTCCCCCCTTGCTGAGAGGCTTTGCATGATCGACGTCTTTTCCATCCCCTTTTGATACCTTTCCTTCTTTCATTAGCTCCGCACGGGCTGTGTTACGCTTAGCCCTGTTTTTTATTTGTTCGGGTTTACCCTGATACTGTTCGTATTCTTTTTTGTATGGTCTAGGTTTGTTCACATATGGCATTTAGGTTCTCCTTGTGTACCATTATTTTCTTCTTTCCCTGTAGTTATGGCAAGTCTTAACGGGGCACCAACCGCATAACGGACCCGCTACTGCGTTCCATACACCCGTCTCCATAGCCTTTTCTAACCGTTCCAAATCAAACCGCACATGCTCAAAGTAAGCTAGCTTGTGCATTGAGCTGTGTTCTTTGTTAACAAATTCGTTACTGACTACAAATATCAAAGCAGATTTAAGGCTGGTAAGTTCGGGGAAATGAATAAACACCGCCGCCGCCAGTAAGTCTAGTTGCTTTAAGTCTGCGTACTTTGCATTCTTACTGCTCTTGTAGTCAACCAAATACCCCGTATTGCCGTTGACAATTAACAAGTCCGCAATCCCTCGATACCACGCATTCTTATCAAAAAACCCACAGGCACTTAGCTTGCCGCCACGGTTTGTTACACCTAACTCAATCTCAGTATGCTTCTCACCTGGGATATTCTTAAGCGCATCTACCGTATCTTGGATAAATGCAAACTGGGGTGGTATAGGTGTGCCATCTTTAATGTAATCTTCAGCCGCTTTATGCAGTTCTTTGCCATACACAGTAGCTTCGCTACCGTCGTCTTTTACATCCTTAGCAACCTTAAGGTGGTAATACTTTTTAGGGCATTGCTGGAATGTTTTTAAACTACTGTATGACCATGCTGGCATTTTATTTCTTCTTTCTACTTTCGTATTTGCGGATAGAAGCTCTAGCTTTGCATGTTGCACAACGCCATCTACTTCTTGTTGTTACTACAATTTCACCACCAACTTCAGGTTTCATAAGGGCACAGTTAGTACAAAACTTCTTACCACTAGCGGGGAGTGCTTCTAGGGTACTTACGTCTAGGTTTAACGGCTGCGATTCCAAGCTCTTCTTCGTCATCTTTATTCCTTGTTTCCATCATTGCATCTGCCATACGATAAGCTGCTTCAGCCATATCTTGTGGTGTACCTATACTTTTTGTTATTAGCCCGCATAAAGCCAAGCCCGCAAATACGTCACGTAGCATTCCTTTATCTTCATCGGTCATATCTGTGTGCCTTTTTTTCGTTTAATTAGTGTAAAGTTTTCTGCTGGGTAACGCATCTTACTATTAGCTGACCCGTCATTCCAAATAATTACGACAGTCTCATCTTCGACCATAAAGCAGCCTTCAGTTGTATAGCCTTGCACACCGTAGTTATACGCTCGGTTTAACCCGTTGTATTTCTTACCCTGATGAACGCATTCCTCATCGGTCAATACGATCTTGCCCCCAGCTTGATTAGGCATAGTTGCAATTGCTCCGGCAAAGGCCAAGGTCGGTAACATAAATGTTACTAATGCTAGGTGCTTAAGTTTCATTTCTCTTGTGCCTTTCTTAGTATTGCTCTTGGGATTCATGGAAACCAAACTTATCCACCCACATTAAATTTCTTTCATTACAAGTTACTCGCACTTCATCTTTTGTATAAACCCAAATAGTCTTTGGTTCTAACAATTCACGCAGATGTCTTGTTTGCTCTTTGCGATACAATTCTGTTTTCCTAAGTTCTGCGAGTGTGATAGTGTCATTCATTTCTCTTGCGCCTTTCTTAGTAAATCAACAGGTGTATCAGGCAATTCTTCATAGTAATCTTTAAAGTACAGTTCTTTTTTCAACGCATCTATTTCATCTTGTTGCTTTACCAACTGTTCATTAGCCATTTTTATTTGCAAGTGAAATCCGCTAACAAAAAAGTTTTGCTTGAATCCGTCAAGATCATAATTCAGTCGGTCTATTTCAGTTTGCTTACCTTCAACTACTTTCCAAACATTCTTTAAGCCTGTTTCAAGTTCTTCTATTTGAGCATCTTGCTTTTGTAAAATTTCGGCTAATTGTCTAGTAACGCTATCGCCCCTGTTTTTAGCTATTGCTACTAGTTCAAGTTCGTATGGTGTCATTTGCTTAGGTGCTTTCTTATTTCAGCATGGCAACCTCCTAAAACCCCTGTTGCCATATGTGTTTGTCCTTCTACCAACCATTGCGATGCTTTGTCAATTTCATCCATTAAAAACACGATTAACGCTCTATCCGTCATTGTGTTTAATGAATTTACACAACAGCATTGGTTAGGAATTCTGTGGCAGTTCTTACAAAAAGTATTATTCATTTCTCTTGTGCCTTTACTAATATTCCTAAGACTTGAGCGCAACATACTTTGACTGCGTTGTATGCCTCTGGCATATTTTCATCAGCGCACCAATATGCTGCCCCCATAATTGCTACACGCACTTGCTCTATTTCCTCATCTGTTAGTGTCTTTGCTTTCAATGTATCTATTTCAGCCTGTTGCTTTTCAATGATGGTTACTAAATCCCATTTATCAACAATCAAGCCGTCTTTTAATTTTTTGCGTAACAGTTTGGCTTCAACCATTTTGTGCCTTTCTTAGTATTGCTTTACCAAACAACAAAATTACCTTTTTCCAAGCATCAACGCTTGTTACGGGTATGCCTTTAAACTCATCGCTTACAAGCATTATTTCCTCATCTGTTAGTTCTTTTACTGGATGGGTATAGAGTGGGATGGGGAACAGCCAAGTTTCTTTTTTATTAAACTGTCCATGTATGTTCATCCACGCTACTGGTTCATTGTTCATTGTTACGCTCCACTTGTGCCTTGTTTAAGTTAATTGACGAGTCCAAGCCTTTTTCTAGGTCGGAGATGTACTCCCTTAGCACACCAATCATATGCCCAGCTTCGGTTAGTTCGGCTTGTTGTTTTACAAGCATTTCAGCAGCATCTAATAAAAGTTTCCAGTCATCTACAACGTAGCCATATTCCATTTGACTTGATTCTAATTTTAACTGTCCTGCTAGTTCGTATGCGGTTGGTTTATCCATAACACTGGCTCCGCTATCCACAATATGTGGAGGGGCTGTGTTTACCCATCCAGCAAACGGAATCGGCACGGCATCCTCATACCCAGGCTGGTAAGGCGCTTTCTCCACTATCTTTTTGTACTCTTCTTCCCTGTCATCTGATGTAAAAGTTGTCATTTTTCTCCCGCTTTCCTAATGATGTACATGTTTCTGTTCTTCGTATTTACCTACGGCATAGTCTTTAACAATCTTGCCGTTCTTTTCATCTCCTACCAGCATTGGGTCTATCCATACTTTCTTACCCGTCTTTGTGTTTCGCCAATGCCCACGTCTCCAATGAAGTCTAGGTGATGCATGAGTACCATGAGGTGTTGAAGGTAAGTCAGGTTTCCTACCATCAATCGTTATCATGCGGAACTCAAGTAAAGGTTTTTTACCTTTACGCATACGTTTTGCGTTCATGGTGCCATCTTTAGGAGAAGGCTTGCACATGTAAAACTCCCCACCCGATATGGTCATCATGTAAACAACTCTTGTTATCACGTGCATATAAAAATGAGCAAAGTACTCTACTTTGTCTTGACCACCTAAACGTTTTACTTGTTCTGGTGTTGCAATTATTTCGGTGAGCATCTTGTTTCTCTCACCATCTATTATTACTTCTTGCATGTAGAAACGAAAAGCTAATACGTCAACCTTACCTTTTCTGTTGGTAACAAAATAAGCTAATACCGAATTATGATCTTGTGTTATATAAATAGGTACTAAAGCAACTACTTTGCCGTTAAATCCTTCTATTGGTGGGCAAGTAATAATTGTCATTTTGGGGAACGGCAACCGCACTTCGCCCACTTCATTAAATGCGCTAGCAATAACCCCACGATCTACGTCAAATGAGGGTTCGAAAATAACTTTTGGATAGTTGTAAATTGCATCGGGCACATCTTCTTGTGCCAAATCTAAACCAACAAAGTCTTCGCTATTAAGCCCTTCAATCTGCGTTTGAAACGTTACCATCAACATTTCCCGCATCAATGGGTTATCGTAAGCATCTTTGACCTTATCAAAAGATAAGTTATTTTCTTTTAATATATTAAAGAAAGTTATTTTGCCATCATCTATTTCTTTATTAACACTCGCCATAGCTTTTCCCCATTCCTGATTCGCAACTCAACGGTAGATCTAATGCCCACTTTGGTCGCATCTTCATGCACATCTCAACGTACTCTTGCCCTGCTCCCGCCTCTTGCTCAGGGACTATACAAGCAATCGCATCATGCACGGTCATTACTACTTTGTACTTCTTCGCTACCTGTAGCATCTGTTCACCGATGATGATTCGGGCTAGGGCTTGGCAGACGTTCTCAATAACTTTCCCGCCGTATATCCTGTTAGGTATAACTGCTTTGCCCTTCTTGGTATCGTAAACATACTCGTCTTTACCCTGCTCGTTCCGCATCTTGCGTAGGTTTGGGTACTTTACATACAACCCGTTTGGTAAACGGATACCTTTAGCACCCTCCACAACTAATACGCCACCTCGACCTAAAGACATAGTCTGATTGTTAATGATTGCATCTAGGGCTAGTCCAGCTTTTCTCCACAATGCTGGTATCCAGTCATATGTTTCACGATAGACTTTGATAATGTGTGCAGTCTCTTCGTCAGATACCTCAACATTAAAGGTTTTGAGTTGAGCCTTAAACTTCTGCGCTCCCATCCCATACCCCGC